GTCCAGCGTGCCGTCTGGCTCTTGGTTGCCGATTGCCCTTACCACGATAATCTCGTCGGCGATCTTCTCGAAGTGATCGAGGAACCGGGTGATGTAGTTCTCGGCGTTGCCGGTGATGACGCAAAGGCTCAGTTTGTTTTTCATAATTTCTTGGGGCGATGTAATGCAAGCGGGGGGGAGCTTGCAAGGGGAATCATTCCATCTGGCTCAGGATTGCGTAAAGCTCCTTGCGGGTGAACTCCACGCCGTTGATGATTGCTCGGTGTCCGCGAATCTTCCACGGCCTGTCCACGGCTTCCTTCTTGTCGCTGGCGCGGTGGGATGCCTGCTGCACAAGGAACGCTTTCTGCTCGCCCTCGGTGCGGATACGTCCAGGTGCAAAGACCTGCGCGGCCTGCTCCTTGGTCATGTCCTTGGCCTTGACCAGCAGAACGTCCGTGCCGTCAGCAGTGTGGACGATCACCGGCACCGGCTCCTCGATGTATCGCTCTTGCAGAGAGAAGGGCAGTTTCTGGAGCTTGGCGAAGCCCGGCGAGGCAGTCAGCAGGAGCTGCGGGTGTAGCGTCTTGCGCCCCATCTGCTCGAACCGTCCGAGGATGCCAGCGTTGATCTGCGGGCATTGCTGGATGATGTAGTCGTAAACGTAGGGGTCTTGCTCGACCATCTGGACGAGGATTTCCCCTGCGGTGATCCACTCCTCCACGCCACGGCGGAAGTGAGTGATGAATGCGTCGATTTGTGCCTGTTGGTTTATCAGTGTTGTTGTCATGTTGTTTTCTGTTTTGGTTTTCCTATTGCTTTGGAAATCTGTTGTGCGGCTCCGGCCATCACGAAGAACTGGTCTGCGGCGGCCTGCTGGCGGGCGGTTTCGTAATACTTGCGGGCTTTCTCCGCAATCTTCTCAGCGTTGGCTTCGTAATACTTGCGGTTTTGCTCTAAAATTTTATCACGGTTGGCTTCTTCATACTTGCGGCGATACTCCGCAATCTTCTCAGGGTTGGCTGCGCGATACTTGCGTTGCATCTCCGCAAACTTTTCAGGGTTGGCTTCGTAACGCTTGCGTTTTGTCTCCTTAATCTTCTCATCGTTGGCTTCGTAACGCTTGCGTTGTCTCTCCGCGATCTTATTACCGTTGGCTGCTTCATACTTGCGGCGATACTCCGCAAACTTCTCAGGGTTGGCTGCGCGATACTTGCGGCGATACTCCGCAATCTTCTCAGGGTTGGCTGCTTGATATTTGCGTTGCATCTCCGCAATCTTCTCACGTTTTGCCGCGCGATACTTGCGATTTCTCTCCGCGCGCTTGCGATTTCTCTCCGCGCGCTTCTCAGGGTTAGCCGCTGCCCACTTGCGGTTATGCTCCGTGACCTTCTCACAGTTGGCTTCGTAATACTTACGGAAATATTCCCGATTCTTTTCCCTCCAAGCCTCCTGCTGCTCGGGTGTCCATGTGTTGAATGCTTTCGGCCTCGACATGCTGTGAACCTAGGCAATGCCCACCCACCTGTAAAGACCTTTTTCCCACCAAAAAACCGCCAGCCCCTTTCGAGGCTGACGGCTGAGACACAACCTGCTGAGATTATGGTTTGGTGCCGAATGCAAGACCGAGGGTCAGGCCGGTAGCGGTTCCGTAAAGGCACTCGAAAGCACCATACATGATGCCGGATGCCTGATCGTAGCTGCGGCGATAGCCCATCACCATGCCGGAATCGTTAGTGACACGCTCGGCAGCGAAATACTCGCCAGTTACGAGCGGCTCAAGATAGCGCATTGCAACCATGATTGCATCTGGGTGAGCTACGAATGCAACCAGCGAAGTGGAAGCGGTCGGCAGGATGTTGGTTTCATAGGTTCCGAAACCGACAAGCTGGCCGAGCGTGCCTTGACGTGCTGCATTGTTGTCGCCGATTGCGTAGGCTTGAAGCACGTTGGTGTTTCCAAGAAGTGCAGCACCGACAACGGTGTTGTGGATGAAAGAGCAAACACCCGGATCAACATCTACGTTGCGACCAGCAAGAACAGCACGAAGTGAAATTAGTTCTTCAAGTCCGTAGTTGGCTTCGGAAGTCGTAACCGATGCAGCACCGAAGTTGGTGGTGGTGATCAGCTTCCATACGTTTTCCAAAACCTTCTGACCCAATGCACGACCGGCTTGAGCTGCGATCTCGTCGAAACGAGCAGCAGAGCTGTTGGCATTTTGCAGGTCAGTAATGTCGAAGCTGACAATGTTGTGCTGATTCAGGTTAACCGTGTTATGCGTAACTGCGCCGCCACTGGTTTGGTAGTTGGCAGTTGAGGCATTGAAAGTGGTAGCCGTAAGTGCAGAGATGAAAGGCACAAGAATCGCATCACCTTTGCGGGCAGTAAGATTATCGAGTGATTTCGAGAATGCACGAAGCGGGGCGAGCTTTGCAGTGAAGGCTTTTAGGGCTTCTTCGGCAAAGATTGTATCGTTGAATGAAATGGTAGCCATTTGATTTAGTTATTTGGAGAGTTGTAAACGGATTTCAGCAGAGTTCGCGGCGTAGTATTCGCTGCGCTCTTTGCCTGTAAGTGATTGGAAGGTTTCAAGATGATTTTTAGGTTGGATTGCGTTGGTGCCTAGATCCAGCGGCTCGCCGTGTCCCATTGCTGCCAGCTTTTGCGCGGCTGCGGTGTCAATCTTCTCAGCATTGATTGCGCTCGCTGCTTCAAGCTCAGTGATCTTGGCTTCCAAAACTGGAACCAACTCGGCTTTGATACGAAGCTCGATGTTCTGGGCAGTGATCTCGGCAGCTTCTTGAAGTGCTAGCTCAGCGGTGTCGAGCCGGGATTGAAATTCTGCGGCCTGCGCGGTAATGTCTGCTTCAAGTGCGGCGATGCGCTCGATGGACTCTGCGGAAGATGGATTTGTGAGGCGATTAAGAAAGCTCATATGCGAAGATTCCGCCGATGCTTGGCGAATGTCAACTTGCTGACCCAGCACCTCATCTACAAAGCCGTTGGCTAGGGCCTCGCGTGCGTTCATCCATGTTTCCCGCATCATCATTTCGCGAACTTCTTCCTTATCCATTCCGGTGCGGTCACTGTAAATTACGGCGATGTCCTCACTGATCGCTTCCAAAAGATCAGCGGTCTTGCGAAGTGATTCTGCATTTCCGACTGCTCCGCTGGATGCATCATGGATCATCATGCGACCGTGTTTGACCATAGAGATTTTATCAGCAGCCATTGCAATCACCGATGCCATTGACGCAGCCATGCCGGTGATGGTAACATTAACAGTCACTCCACGATCACGAAGGGATTTGATTTCTTGATAAATTGTGTAACCGTCAAAGACGCTGCCGCCGGGGGAATTGATTTCGATGTCGAGAACATCAACGGCATTTTCCGCTGAGTTCATGATCTCACCGAAATTTGCGCCTTCTGCCGATGCTTTCGCGCCGAACAGTCGCCCGATCTCGTCAATCATGCGCTTGATGCTGTCTCCGGTAACAGCTTCGTTGAGCTTCACTTTTCCGCCTTTGTTTTCGATTTGAATGATAGTGTTCATGCTGTCTGGTTCTTTAGTGATTTGTCTGTATTTTGATTTTGCCCAAGATACGCCGGGATCGCCGCCCCACAATGCCCACGCGATCCGACCGGCAGACGGATAACCGTCCTCGCCGGGTGAGAATCCCTGACCTTGTTTGTCGATCTCGTGCCGTGCAAAGTAGCTGATCATGCGCCCGATGGTGTCAGGCGATAGGTTCTTCCGGTTGCTGATGTCCCTGGCGCGTGCTACGCCGACCTCAGTGCCGCCGCGATTAAATTCTGCACGCCACTCCAGACCGAGCTTTGCCTCGGCAGCCATAGCCTCAGTTGGTTTAAGATCAATCGCCATTGGGTGATGTGTCTGGTTGCGGTTGCTCGTTCGATGTGACGAGTCGCACGCTGCGTGGGTCAATCTCGACGCCATACTTGGCGTTTTTCTCCGCGATCTTGACGAGGAGCTTGGCAGCTTCCTCAGTGCGCTCGTCGATGGATTCGTCAAAGTCTGTGGAAAGTTCTCCCATGATCGAGGTGGCGTTGACCAGTCCGTCTTTGTAAAGTGCCATCTTTTCCTTGAGGCTGCGGCCATCGTCAATCGTGAGTTTCGGTGGCTTGGTAAATCCCCAGTTATACCATTGGTCAGACATCGGCACGCGTCCGTTTTCCATCGCCCAAGCGATTGCCTTGGTGACTCTCCACTTGCCGATTTTCTCCAGCGTCGATTGGCGATCCTCGACGAACCGGCACGCCTTGCCGATGTCCTCGCGCTGCGCTGTTCCTTGGCCGGATGGCTTCCAGAGGGTTGCCGGTAAGCAAGCACCGACCAGACATTGACGCGCCTGCATGTCGTAAAACTCATGCCAAGGGTTGCCAGGGCGGAAGTTTTGATGTTGCGTGATCTTCTCACCAGATCCCGCCTTGGCATACATGATGCGACCGCCTTGTAAGAATTGAACAGCAAGCTCACCGCAGTTGGTTGCCGGTTCATAACCGGGCTCTTCCATGTCTGGCCCACCAGATTCGTTTTCAACGGTGTAATTGAGTGAGGACATGGAAAGCAGGTTCATGCGTTCCCATTCCTCGCTCTGCATGATGTCGCGAAGGTTGTTCAGCGAGTGCCAGAAAAGCGGAAGTCCTCGGCGTTGTTCCGGCCAGTAGCGATCAAAAACATGAAGGATGAATTTCTTCTCGATGAACTGTTTGTGTTTTCCGTCGATGTCGCACAATGAGTAGGCAACTGGAATTGATGTGTTTGGAAAATAGACGATTCCGTCATACAGATCAAATCCCTTGTATTTGCCTGTTAGCTGGATGCCGTCAGGCAGTCCGCCGCTGTCTATGCGGTGTGAGGGGATTTGTTGGATCTGTGGATAACCGCTTGGTGACGATGTGAAATACTCAAAAACCTCGCCGTCACGATCCATCGAAACGGAATCAATAAACATGTCTGAGGTGAAATCGGCGATGTCTCCAATGATGTTGCAGATCGGATACCATTCGTCTTTTAGCCACATTTTCGCTGCGTCACCGAACTCCTTGTCCTTGCCCTTGTAGGTTGGAAGCCATGCGTTGCCAACGGCGTAAATCCCGATTTGGTTGGATGCCCCAACCATCAGCGGTGAGTTAAGATACAACGTCCGGCTTGCTGATTGCAGCGTCTGCCTGTCGTATTTTGTGACGATCTTTTGCAGGTCACGAAGGTTGCGCGACTCGCTTGGCCTCTCGCCGCCGCCTAAATTAGCGTGGCGTGATGGCCTGCGGCTCGCATAGGACGTTGCAGCATTTCCGAATTGGTCGAGTATCATAAGAATCGGGCGCGGGTGGTTCGGTTTCCGGCAGAATCACGTTCGATCATGCCCATGAGGATTTGCAAAACCTCAAAACGCTCGGCTGGCGTTGAGGTTGCTTTACCGGAAAAGGATTGTCCGTTGACGGTTGCGCTTTCCACTTGAATCCCGCCGGTCGTCGATGTCAGAGCAACTGCGGCAGCCTGATATGCGGCTTTTTGTGCTTCAATCAGCGTTGAATTTCCACGAATAGCGCGGAAAATGCCTTGAGCTTGACGAAACGGTGACATGGAGAAGGATTTTCCGCATGTTGGCGAAAGTCAAACGGGTTAGATGTTACCTTCTTTGATCAGTCCTTTTGACATCGCCTGAGCGACAATCATTCTTGCCGCTGCGTATTTGTCAAATTTGTCAGATTTTCCTTCAATAGCCATTCCAAGCTCTGCCTCAGTTTCTGGATCGATGTCCTCGGTCTTTATGTAAAGCCGGCGATTGGGCGGAACCGCTTTAAATTCTCGCCCCTTCAAACTGACCCATTTTTTCGTCTCATCTTCATAGTAGATGCCGCTTTCCCTTCGTCGCTGATCGTCGCGCTTCTTCGTTTCAACCTTCCTGCTTCGATATGCACCGCGTTTTTTACTCATCGGATTTGGGTGGTGTAAAGATTCTGAACATGAGAGCAGCTGCAACCTGATAAACCTCGGTGTCACGACCGTGGTTTGCTCCATGCCTGACCCATTTCTTAATCTCCCGCCCTTTCGCATCCTTTGCCGTCTCCAGACGTTCGCCGTTCAGCTGCTTTGCGTAGCTGGGCGGAGCATCATCCTCGACCATCCACGCGGCGCCATCGCCAGACATCAGCCTTTGCAGGATGTATTGCATCGGCTCGGTGGCGATGTGCCAGCAAGTCGCCGGTTTCTTCTCCTTGGAAAGTGCCACCCAGCGTTTTGAGTAAAGTCTGACTTCCTTTTTCGTATCGTCACCCTTAACCGGCCAGTCCCAGCCGCTCTTCCGGTTGCCGTCGCCTTTCATGCCTTGCCATCCATATTTGACGATGATGCCGGCCATGCGCTCTTGATCGAAGCCAACATCGAGGAAGGTATGCTTCGGCTCGACGTTGTAGCGAGCGCGGATCTCTTCACACTCTGCATCGCTGTTGATGTAGCCGAAAAATAAACCTTTCGATTCTCCACCCTGGCACCATGCCCGGATGCGAAGCCAAAAGTGGTCGCCGCCTGCGTCAATCGTGCAGAACCGTAAGACCTCTCCGTCGATCTTCTGCCCTTCGGTGTAGTCGGTCCGAGTGTAGCCGCTTGGCTTCAGGATGATTTCAGATGCTTGGAGGTTGTCCGTCCAACCTCGCGCACGGTCTTTCTGCGTCCATTGTTTGAGCGCGGTGTAATCACCGGCCTTCGCTTGCTGGTCGGCAGACAACTTCCGCAGCACGTCATCGCCCCACGGTTGCCACCACACTGCCGTCCTGTCGGCGTGAAATCCTTCATAGCCACGCTGTCCGGTGTCGCTTGTCAGAAGATAGCCGTCATTTTCCTGACAGGAATCATGCAGTTTTCGGCGCGTGGCGATGTCATCCGGAAATTCATGTTGGCACCCAGCACAGACCATGACGACAGCATCGGCTCGATCCTGATTCGTTCCTGTTTCTGGATATTTCAACGATTCAAAGGCAAACGGCTGGGCGTGGTTGCATTCCGGGCATTGCCAGGCGAACTCCCATTTGCGGCATTTGTCATGCTCGGCGTGCAGCTCGCTTGTCACGCCATGTCCATCCTCATTGGCAATCTCGCCGCCTTGAGATACCAGCACGAACTTGCGGTTTTCTCGGTTGTGGCTCCGAGCATTCCATTCGCGGACCATGCCATGCTTCCACTCCCATGCCTCATCGCCGTGTCCATGCGTGATCGATACTTCTTGAAAGTTGCTACGGTTGGCTCCACCGAGAACCATGAACATGTGCGGCCAGATAATCGCATCCCGGCGAACCGAGTTGCGAGCGTTGCGCGGCCAAAGGTGATCAAGCGGCTTGCACTTCTTGGCAGCTTTCAGAAATCGCGTCTCTCCCCATAGCTCGGCGTTCGGGTCAGTGATGGATGCGTAAAGCACCGAGCCGGGCGACTCCGACACGATCCAGCAGTTGATCGCCTCAAAGAACGTGCTCTTGCCCGTGCCGGTCGGCATTAAGCAGACCATCTGCCGCGTCTCATAGTCGGCATAATGGCCCATCGGTTTTCTCCACCAGCGAGTTTGTGACGGGTCAAATTTGTCGGAGCGTTCCGAGTTCTCGACATAGACATGCTCCGCGCACCAGTCCGCCGGGTGAAGGTCGGACGGTGCTTTCATGGCGCGGGCGAAAGTATCGATCATGCTTAGTCTTTCTCAGGGTGTTCGTTCCAGAAATCGGAGGAAGTATTGGCAAGCACGTCTTGCAGCTCGCGGGTGCGGGCTTTGACAAGCGGCGTCGATTGCGAAAGTGTTAGTCCCAGGCACAAGGCTGGGATCTCGCGTTCATACCGGCGAAGATACGACTGCATGGCCATGGCGATTCTGATCAGCAGCTCATCGACCTCGGCCCGTGGCAGCAGCTTGCCGCGTTCCCTGTCCCGCTTGATCTCCAGCAGGTCGATCTCGACCGCTACCTTTACCGCCAGTAGCTCCTCCCGACTCTTGCTCGGCTTCCCATCGAAATGCCCAGCGTCAGGGTTTGCCTCAAACCATCGGCGCCACTCTGCCAGCGGCTCTTTGCCGCCTACCTTGTCTGGCACGCTCTTCCCCTCTTTGCGCCACTGAGCAATCGTCTTGCGATTGATTTCAAAGATTTCAGCCAATCGAGATGTTGTCACTGTCTCGGTGTCTTTTCCTGCCTTCTTTACTGGTGCTTTCTTTGCGCTCATGGTTTCTGGATGATCTGAGCCTTGCTCATCTTAGCTCCGCAGTCGATGCACAGCCAGTAGTCCTTGCACTCCACCGGCGTTCCGTATCGGCAGAACGGGCAGTCCGGCATGTCGGCAAACGACTTCGGAGCATGGAACGGTTGCCCGGCTGGGCTGTGCGCGTCCTTGACGGTGGGGGTTGATTCGTAGCCTTTCACGCTCGTTACTTTGTTTC